GCTAACAAAGAAATTAGAATAATCTCGCTCTTGTTTTTTAATTAGTCGTGGTTTATCTAAATTTTCATAAACCTTTTCACGCATAACGGCTTGCTGTTTTGCATAAGCCGCTTGTTGATTATATAAAGCAGCGTTGTATCTTCCTATTTGTTGTGCTGCAAATCCGCCTACTATACTTCCTATAAATGCCATTTAATATATCCTCGCCATTCTTAAATAATCTGATCCGTCTGGACCATAAGATTCCATCTTGCCTTCTGGTTTTAAACCCAGCCAGCTTGCAAAACGAATTCCTATTTTGAAATCAAATTTAACCGTTGTTTGTAATCTTTTAATTTTATTTTTTTTGCAAAGCTCGTCTGTTCTTTTTTTAATTTCTTTTGCCGCCAAGACTTTCACCTGGTAAATATTTTGGTTTGCCATTACCCAGCCTTCCGCCACGCCTTTCCATAAGATGATAATTCCGCCAGCTACGATAGGCTTCTTATCAACAAAAAGCGTATAGGCATTGCCTCTATCCGCCTGGCAAATTCGATTATCCTTAAAGCTCGCATCCACTTCCATTAATTTTGAGTTCATCCCAAATGAAATAATTTCGTCAGCGTGTTCTTGTTTAAAAGGTTTTACAATCCAATTAGCCATCGTGAGTAACAAGTTCAGGATAAATTGCTAAAACACTTAACGGTAAAGCTTGCTCTTGCTTCACCACGATATACGCATCGGTGTCGTAATCACCAGGAAATTCAATTACCTTGTCACCTTCTAAAAAGGTGCTTACCGGTGTATCTAATGGATCTGAACTTGTACGAAATGGAATCGTATCTAAATTGGTTAAACTGCTGCCTACCTTAGCGCCAACAGTTTCAAATAATCTTAAAGTTACTTTGGATATTCTTTTTGTTTTGCTTTGAGCGGTTCCGGCAAATTCTCCTGATCCACCATCTAATCGCATCGTCTGTAATATACTTGAGTATGCTAACCCCACTTTTACTTTTTTGGAGCTTCTATCTAATGTGATTGCTCCTGAACTAACCGTTTTGGTTGCGTGTGTTGCGCCATCTGCAAGGATGGTTACAGTCTCGCCTTCTAAATGTTCTAAACCTGTAATGCTTGTCGTTGCGGTTCCGTCATAGCTTAAACCTGAATCTAAAAAATGAAAAACTTCTGGATCGGTTTCGTCAAAATCAAAATCTGAAAAGACTTCTACATAGCGTCTTGTTGTTCCATTTATCGTTCTCTTACAAATGCACCAAAGTTCATCTTCATTGAGCGAGCCTGATATTGATGCAATACTTTCAACAACTGAATTGCCTTCGCTTGTAACAGTAAGCCTTACATCGTCTGTACTTGTAATAGTTAATAATCCAGCGCTATGAGTTGTTTCCCTGACTGTAACAACATTTGATGCTGGGTTTTCTACTGTAAAATCTTCGTGAGCATTAATCGCTGTATAAATATTATCGGCTGTAGTTGCATTTGATTCATTCGGTCTAAATCCTAATGTTTCGTCTGGAGCTGTTCCTCCAGAAGATTCCGAAGTAAATGTTACCGATGTTCCATCGGATTTTGTTAATTTTAATTTTGTTCCTACTGAAATATTTGAATAATCAGTTACCGTTATTGTGCATTCTCCAAAATGACCGCCAAGTTTATGTCTGGTCCAAGCAACAACATTTTCAGATCTTTGATAACAAAGTGAACCAAGTACACCATCGTCTCTAACAACCCAGATTAAACTGTCCGGACTCTGTTGAAATTCCATTTCATTAATACCGCTTTCTGTAACGGCATCATTGAGTATGGTTAAATCTGGAGCTACGTAAGAATCCTGGTCAAAATTATAAGCGAGTTCTCTTATTTTACGTTTTGCTCTTTGCAAAAAGATAACTGCATTTCCAACCGTTAAAGCATCAACGTTTGCGCTTCCATAGGAAGATTGTTTTTTAATCGTAATATTAGTTGGTGTAACAGCAGCGTCTGTGCCATCCGCCGATAAAGTATATTCACCGCCAGTTGTACCAATAATTAATGTACGTTGACTCTTCAGGTAGCGAATTGCATTTACAAAATTACTAGCTATCGTGTAAACCATTGCGTCAGCAGCTTCGGCACCAGCAGTCATATTTTCATAATCTCCACTTTTGGAAAAGTAAAGAGTTTGAGGTTCATTTGAAGTAGCTGCAAAGACAAGTCGCTGTTCAAAAAAAGATACGCAAGATGGATGTCCAGTCGTATCGCTGAAGGCTCCCAAAGACCACGTGGTACTTCCTGATCCAGTTGCAGCTTCAGTAATAGTCCAGGTGACTACTGTGCCATTTGTGTAAGCTGTAATCGTTCCCCAGCCGTCTCCCAATTCAACTTGTCTGCCAACATCGGTTGAAGCAAATAAACTTGAGGATGCCGTTAAGGTTCTTCCAGAGCCTACGGTTGTTGCGCTTGTCGTTAAAGTTATTGCCGTTGTATTTTCAGAAAGAAATGGACCTTTAGTAAAAGACACTTCTGATAAAGTCCACGAAGTATGTCCGGTTCTTTCCAATTTTGAAACTTCATGATTGGGATGCGTGATGTATAAAACATCAGCGCTTTGAGCTGTCTTAATTTGAAATAATTCTGCGGTTAAATAATTTGTAGTAATTTGATAAATTTTATTTATAGTTCCAGCGGAGCTGTAAGTAGAATAACCAGAAGTATCTACATTGCTTCCATCGACATCCTGTAATTCAAAAGTGTTGGTTGCTTTATTTGAAACCTTAAAAGTTTTGTTATTAACCTGTGTCATTCCCACAACTGAGGAAATAACAACAAAATCTCCATTGCTATAGCCATGAGCTGTAGCAGTAACCACTCCTGGATTAGCTTTAGTTATTCCTGAAATAGTTATGTCTCCCTCAAGGATTTGACCTTTATCTTTGAAGAATCTTATATAGCCGTTGCCAAATTCAAGCATATAAGTCTGTGTTGTGCTGAACTCAAACGGAATCAGTCTTGTTTTTAAACTACTGGTTTTAACTTCGCTTACAAATTTAGTTCCTATTCTTCTTGATGCCATTCCCTGAGGATGCACCATCATATTCTCTAAAGTTTTACAACCGGAGGAATACTTTTCGAAATCCGTTCTCCCCGAAAGCTTTGGACCAAATTCGCCAGCAACAAAGGAAGTTAAAGCTAGAGTTGTTTTTGCCATATAATTTTTTGACTATCTATCTGAGTAATTTATTAATTATGTTAATTGGAACGACATAACCAAAAGGAGTAAAAAGTTGTTCTGATTAAAACACTATATACACAGCATAGAGGTGATTGTTTTTGACGGACAGTCACCTCTTTTTTTATGCGTATTTCTTTTTCCAAATTTCTTTTTGGCTTAAATTTTTTTCATCGTCTTTTTGTTTTAGATTATGATGAATAATTCCTGGATTAAATATTTCCACTAAAGCGTAACGATAAACCTTTTCAGATTTTCCCCATTGAAAATGAAGTAAATATCTTGGTTTATTATACCTAGTAATATTTCTTGGATCGAATGCCGCTAAAGTCATTATAACCTCGCATCTACAAACTCTCCAGATTCTATTGTATCCACGCTGTTCTCCGTAGCATCAATGAAACGTGCTTCACGTAATCGCTCGTTTGCCAAATCTCGATATTTAGTTGCCAGACTAGCATTATTCGTGATCGAATAAGTAAGATCGGCAGCCAGGCTGGTTGCCAAAGCTTCGTATAAATAAGCATCATAATTAGTCGGATCAACATCAAGAGCAATGTAAACAAGATACACAGTCGTTTGTTCGGTTAACAGATTTTTACCTTCAATTTTATACGGCAAATCCGCAGCGATGCTATCAGTGGTACCATTAAAAATTTTTACTACCCTTAGAAAATTTGCCGGCAGTGCATACGAATAAGTATACTCGCAAACAGGTGCCGTTGAATTTCTACCGAGTTCTATTCTCTGTATCAGGCAGTTCCAGTTGTGACTCCTGAAAACTCTATTCCTAATTGGAACAAATCTTTGATTACACAAACGAGCATTTTTTGTATCTTCTGTTAAGGAAGAAATCGTGCTTGCTCCTAAAAGATTTAAAGCACTATTACAAATATCTATTATTGAAGCCATTAACTATATTCTCCGTGTCGATTAAGTTCTTTGCACCATACCTTTATTTGTGATGGCACTCTTATTTTATTCATTTGATCAAACATATCGTCACCTAATTTTTTTCCAATTTCTAAACATTTATCCAAATCCGTATAAATAATAGGTTTTGGTTTTTCATAAAAATTGAAGCATTCGATTGTGGGTATGCAAATTAATCCCACGATAAAGTAGGTCTTGATCATTATTTTTTTGTAAATTCATTTTGAAAGCTAGGCGGATATTTCACCGCCTAACTTTTTTCGCTTGTTGTGTCGATTAGTCAGCCACGTAAACTAAGTAGCCAATTAGATCGTCTCCGTCTACTAGAGCTTCGTCTTGAGACGTAGCTCGGATA